GTAGATAGCACGGCGAACTCGGATGAAGTTATTAGTCCCTCTGGAAATCCATTTATGGGTGCAGTGAAAGAGATGATATTTTATCTTTCCGACCAGTCCGACAACCGTACAGCCATTGAGGCAAACATCGGTGAGACCTACGGCATTACTGACATCCCTGCTGCTAACGATACAGTCAACGGATTCGTGCAGACGTGGTACGACCAGAGCGGTAATGTACCAGCAAATGACGCAGAGCAGACGACTGCCGCGAATCAGCCTAAGATTGTGGATGCTGGGACGTATCTAGGTGAAATTGATTTTGATGGGGTAGACGATGGTTTCAGTATAGACTTTGGGGCCGACTTGACGCAGGCGAATAGTTTATTTCTGGTGCATCAGTCGGACACGCTCATTGATACGTCAAATGAGTTCTTCGATAGTGCTGGCTCGCAACCCCCAAGAACTCTATTCGACCAATCTGGTACAAATTACAGACTCTTTTGCGGAACTGTTGCTGACACTGGAGTCGCATTCACAACCGACCAGTCCTTGGTGTGTGCAATCTACAATGGCGCATCTTCCTTGTTTGCCAAAAACGGAACAGCTACTGGCGCATTAAACGCTGGAACCGCATCTATCAATCAAAACAGTACGCTTGGCTTTTCTTCTGAAAGGAAATATGACGGGACAATGAAGGAGTTCATCCTCTACAATTCCGACCAGTCCTCCAATCGTCCTGCCATTGAAGCAAACATCGCCAACCAGTACGGCATCACCATATCTTAATTATGTACCTAATCTACGAAACCGAACAAGGAGCCATTGACCGCGCTGACGAAGAAGGCAAGGACAACGGCTTCTCCTACTGGACTGAAGGCAAAGGGACACGCTGGTTGACTAAGCCAGTACCTACTGCTGACGGCAAGTGGGCATTGGATGTTTCCGAGTACGACTTGGACGAAGTTGAGGAAACAACGGTCGTTGACAGTTACCTTATACCCGACAATATCGAAGATAATATTTAAACAAACACTTTATGAACAAGACAGCAGAAGCCTTATACACATCCCTTGAGGGGAAGCGGTATCAATACCTAGACCGTGCTCGTTCGGCTTCTAAACTTACCATACCATACATCATGCCAGACGAAGGGTTCGGAGCCCACAGTCGTCTGGAGACACCATTTCAGGGCATTGGGGCTCGCGGAGTAAATAACCTCGCATCTAAATTACTGTTAGCACTTCTACCACCCAATGCCCCGTTCTTTCGCCTACAGATAGATGAACACGGGCTACGCTCAGAAGGAGCACCCGAAGAACTCATCACCGAGATTGAGACCTCCCTACAACAAGTAGAGGAAACCTTTATGGAGGAGGTCAGCCGTGGTTCGTATCGCACGGCCATTCACGAAGCAGTAAAGCACCTAGTAATCACAGGTAACGCTTTGCTGTATGTACCCGAAGACGGAGGAGCCCGTGTGTTCCACCTTGACCGCTTCTGCGTTGAGCGTGACCCTATGGGCAACATTCTTTATATCTGCACCAAGGAAACCCTGAGCTACATGAGCCTCTCTGAGGATATGAAAGAAGTAGCTGGTGCTAACGAAGGCGGAGTAGATGACGAAGTAAACCTATACACCGCTGTCTGCCGTAAAGAGAAAGGCTGGAAGGTCTGGCAGGAAATCAACGGCAACGTTATTCCTAAGTCTGAAGGCTTCTTTGGTCTTGATAAGAACCCCTATATCCCACTCCGCTTCTCCCGTATTGACGGTGAGGACTACGGACGTGGATACGTAGAAGAGTACCTCGGTGACCTACAGTCCCTTGAGTCCCTCTCTCAATCCCTTGTTGAAGGGTCGGCTGCTGCCGCTAAGGTTCTGTTCCTAGTCAACCCTAATGGTACTACTCGTGCTCGTACACTTGCTGAGAGTCCTAATGGTGCTATTGCCCAAGGTAACGCTCAGGACATCTCGGTACTACAGCTAGAGAAGTTCAATGACTTCCGAGTTGTTCAGGAAAGCGTACAGAAGATTGAGGAACGCCTCGGTCACTCCTTCCTGCTTACCAGTGGTGTTGTTCGTCAAGCTGAGCGTGTAACCGCTGAGGAAATACGTATGCTTGGACAGGAACTAGAGTCAGCACTCGGTGGTCTCTATTCACTACTTTCAATGGAACTACAGCTTCCTCTGGTCAATCGTCTGATGGATGTGATGAACAAGAAGGACAAGCTTCCCAAGTTACCCAAGGATGTCGTTAAGCCGATAATCATCACAGGTGTTGAGGCTCTCGGACGTGGTAACGACCTACAGAAACTTGACCTGTTCCTTGCTGGAGCTGCTCAGGTTGTTGGTCCCGAAGCTGTAGCAGGTCACGTACAGGTGGCAGAGTATTTCAAACGTCGAGCAATCGCTCTCGGTATTAAAACTGAGGGACTGGTTAAGTCGGCTGAGGAAATGGGTGCAGAGATGCAACAAGCCCAACAACAACAAATGGCGGAGAAGCTGGGTCCAGCAGGTATCAAAGCGATGTCTGACCAAGCTACCGCCGCTCAACAGCAACAACCAAGCGAGGTATAATGGCTAACTATCAATCAACCCAAGTAAACGAAACCAGCGAGGAAGAAAACGTCTCGCTTGAACAACAGGCGGCTATGCAAGAAGAAGCTGCCAACCAACGTAATCAAACCATCGAAAGTAACACCGACGAAACCCCTGCGGAAGAAACGACAGAGGAACGTCCTGAGTGGCTCGATGATAAGTTTAAATCACCTGAAGACCTAGCTAAGGCTTACAATGAGCTTCAGAAGAAACAGTCCACCAAGACAGAGAAAGCAGAGGAGAAGACAGAAGAACCAGCTCCCAGCTCTAAGACATCAGAAGTAGTCTCTAAGGCTTCTGAAGACTTTGCTCAGAATGGAGAGTTGTCTGACAAGTCCTTTGTTGAACTTGAGAAGGCAGGTATCTCCCGTGATATGGTGGAAGCCTACATCCGTGGTCAGGAGTCAATTGCGACATCACAGGCTATGGACATCCAAGGTGAAGTAGGTGGCAACGCTAACTACAACGCTATGGCTGACTGGGCTGCGGATAACCTTAGCGACAGCGACCTTGACGGTTTCAACTCTATTGTTGAGAATGGCTCGGTTGACCAAGCTAAGATGGCTGTCAAAGGTCTCTATTCTCAATTCATTTCTGCGGGCGGTAATCCTCCAGAACTATCACAAGGGGGCACAAGCGGCTCCTCTGTTAAACCCTTTGGGTCTGCCGCTCAGGTTACTGAAGCTATGCGTGACCCTCGTTATTCAACTGACCCAGCATTCCGTGACAATGTCGAGAAACGCTTAGCGGTCTCCAACGTACTATAATATTATGAAAGAAATCATCTCATATCTAGTAGCCAACGTAGACAGTATTCTGTTTGCTGTTTCGGCTGTCGTAGCTGCTGCTTCTGCTGTAGCTGCTCTTACTCCTACTCCCAAGGATGACTCCATTGTGGCTAAAGCGTACAAGGTAATCGACTGGCTCGCTCTTAACGTAGGTAAAGCTAAAGACAAGTGATTACCCTTATCGTTCAGTTACTAATAGCGTTCCCAAAAATCGGGGCGATGTTCCTGAAGATAAGAACCGAATATGTTAAAGAACTTGCTACTCGCCGTCACAATGAGCACAGCACTCGTATCAATGAGTGGGTGCGTGACACTAAGAGAGAGCAGGATTCCTGAGTTCATCGAGGAGCTAGACCAACACGAGTTTAGCTCCTCTGAACGGGAAACCATCGGGGACATCCTCGACTACGTAAACGACCTAGAAAACGATGTTAATTAAACTCATACTCACATCCCTTTTACTGTTTGGTTGTTGCCAAGCAGACACCACAATAACACTCAAGGAGTTCGTTAAGCTCATCCCTCAGTGGGAAGTATATGACGACAGTCCCTACACAGTTGTTGGGGACAACGGAGCCGCATACGGTCACTACCAAATCCACAAGGTAATGGTAGACGATTACAACCGTATAACTGGTTCTAACGCTGTCCATACGGACGCCTTTGACCCCAAGGTCAGTGAGCATATCGCCTATGCTGTTCTGAGCCACTACGCACAGCACATAGCGTCCACTGGTGTTACACCCACAACAGACCACCTACTGTTCATCTGGAATGGTGGAGGTGGTGCGTGGACACGTGTGGAAATCCCAAGAGCTGACCAGAAGCAAATCAATTTGAATACCTACAGAAGTAGGGCAACCCCAATCATAACAAAGTATCTAAATGAAAAGAAAAGGCGTCAGTCTCCGCAAGGAGCATAAATCATCCAAGGGTGGTTTAACTGCTAAAGGCAGGAAGTACTATAACTCCAAGACTGGCTCTAATCTTAAAGCCCCTCAACCTGAAGGTGGCGCACGTAAGAAGTCCTTTTGTGCTCGTATGAGTGGAAACAAAGGACCAATGAAAGACTCTAAAGGCAGACCGACCCGTAAGGCATTAGCCCTACGTCGTTGGAAGTGCTGACAATTTCCGTCCCTAAGCAAGAAGTAGCGTAAGACCCTTCGAGGAGGATAATCTTAGACGAGCAAACCAAGCCCACGGACACCTAAACCCCCAATAATAATCCAATACTAAGGAAAATAAAAAACTATGGCTAATGGCAATACATCCCCGTCCCGTTTGGGACAAGTAAATGCTGCTGGTGATGCAAATGCGTTGTTCCTGAAGGTGTTCTCTGGTGAAATTCTAACTACGTTCGAAGAACAGAACGTGATGAAGGATTTGCACATGGTGCGCACTATTCAGAACGGCAAATCAGCACAGTTCCCAGCAACAGGAATCGCAACCGCAGGATACCACACAGCTGGCGAGAATATCGCTGACTCTGGAAATGGTTACCTGTCTGCAATCAAACATGCTGAGCGTGTCATCTCTATTGATGATGTCCTCATCTCGTCTACATTCATCGCCAACATTGATGAATTAAAGAACCACTACGACGTTCGTAGCATCTACGCTAAGGAGCTTGGTAAAGCCCTTGCTAAACGCTTCGACGTAGCCACAATGAAGACCCTTGCTGGTGCAGCTCGCTCCTCGGCAACTGTCTCTGGTGGTGAAGCTGGTTCGCAACTCACTGGTCTATTCGCTGGTGCTAATGCTACTGCTGCTGAGCTTATTGATGCCCTCTACGGTATCGCTGAGACTCTCGACGGTAAAGACGTGACTGATGAAGGTCGCTTCGCTATCCTCAGCCCTGCTGATTACTACACCCTCATCACTGCGGACAACAGCGCGATTTCTCTCGCTGCTAACCGTGACGTTGGTGGTGTTGGTAACATCGCAACTGGTACTATTGCTCAAGTTGCTGGCATCAAGCTAGTCAAGAGCAACCACCTCAGCACTATCGCTGTTGACAGCTCTTCCGACACTTCTGGTGACGGTAGCTCTGCTGTCAAGAATGACGTGTTCGGTGCTAATGGTGCTGGCTATAACGGTGACCTATCTGCTACTCGTATCCTCGCTGGTACTAAGGAAGCTATTGGTACTGTTAAGCTTCTCGACCTCGCTACAGAGTCCGAGTACCAAATCGAACGCCAAGGTACATTGTTCGTTGCAAAGTATGCAATGGGACACGGTGTCTTGCGTCCTGAGTGTGCTGTAGAAGTACAGTAAACCCTTAATTCTGAGCCCCCATTGGTAATCCCTTTGGGGGCTCTTTTTTATCTTTAACTTTATATAAATAATATGGCAGACTTCTCAAATACAGCAAACACTGGCAACAACCCAGACGAGTGGCTCACTAATTACACCTACAACGCCAGTACGGATGTGGTCGGCTTTGACCTCACTACCGCGCTACCCCAG